CGAAGATTGGAATGTAGTAGATTAAGTTTACAACGGATAGCAAGGGTCGCATAACTATGTACGTAGAGCTGACAATGTGACCTTGTCTATTTCATTTATTGTTAACTAAAATAGAAGGTGATAATATATTGCTCACCTTTTTAAAATGGCTTAGAATTGATGTGGTGAGCGAACAATTGTTTGATTTTATAGATTTTTGAGAGGATATGTTAACGATGGACGAAAGTATAGCTAAAACAAGTATCCGTGATATATTAAGCAACAAAGTTGTATCGGATTTTTCGGTTGACAATTTAAATAAAAGTATGGAAAAATTAAAGGAAATGTGCAATGAGAATAAACCTTATAATCCAGAGTTACATCAAGCCAAATCATTCATAATGCCTAATAATATTTTAATATTGTCTGTTCCTGACGGAGACTGGGAAGGATTGTATGTAAACGGTAAAAAAGTAGACGAGAATCATGCGATTAGGATTTGTGATTTAGTTCAATATTGTCCTATTGGAAATATTGAGGAGAAATGCTTGGATAAGTTTGACCCGGATGAAGATAGTTTACCAGATGAATTTTAAGATTGAGAGGATGTGAGTATATGGCAAATGTGGGAAGACCAACAAAATATAAAGAAGAATATGCAACACAAGCATATAAGTTATGTTTGTTAGGTTCTACAGATGCCGAACTTGCAGACTTCTTTGAGGTTTCAGAACAAACAATAAACAGTTGGAAACAGGAATTTCCAGAATTTCTTGAGTCCATAAAAAAAGGAAAAGAGGTAGCAGATGCTACTGTAGCAGAAAAGCTTTATCATAGAGCAACAGGATATGAGCATCCAGAAGTCATTACAGCATCTTTTCAAGGACAAATTACAGACCGGGTTACAGTTACTAAGCATTATGCCCCTGACCCAACGGCAGCTATATTCTGGCTTAAGAATAGGCAGCCTAAAAAGTGGAGAGACAAGCAAGAACTGGAACACAGTGGGGAATTAAAAATGCCTACAATCGTTATCAATAAATAGCTACGGAGATAATTGAAGAAATACATAGCAATTTGGAGCAATCAAGAGTTAGCAATTTGCAAAAAAATCATCAAAAATGATACAATAGAAAATATCTAAATCGCCTAATTTGGTCAAATATGACGGAATTTAGGCTTTTATTATGCAAGGATAATCGCAAAATTATTATTTTGTATAATTAACATAAAGTGGGTGCAATATGGAAAAGGAAATAAAGGTAACTCCTTTTTACTTCGACCACGTATTGGCACAGCCTTACAAGGTTATTATTCAGGTTGGTGGACGTTTCTCCTCCAAGTCTTATAATTCTGAGATAGAAATGGCTGTTAATCTAGCATCAAAAGAGCGTTATAAGTTACTTGTAATTGAAGACCTTGAAGGTGGGCTTACTAAAGGTTATTATGCAGGGCTAAAGGATAAGATAGAGCAGTTTGAGCAGGATGCAGCTTATTCGATGACAAAAAGCCCGGTACAAATTACTAACCTACTAAATAAAAATGTTGCTCTATTTTCAGGGTATGCTACAGACCAACAAAAGAAAGCTGTTAAAGCAATAGACCAAGTAACAGAGATAGTTGTTGAGGAGGGTGAGTGGCTATCTTATGACGATTTTGTAGCATTGTTACATCAGTTGAGAGGTGGCAGACCACAAGACCGCAGGCTTACAATTTTAATGAATCCTGTTAATCCTAATTGTTTTGTTAATGAAATGTTTATAGAGACTACACCAGACAAGATTATTACTTATTTCCCTGGAACTAATAGACCTAAAGTCTTTGAAAAGAATATAGAAACAACGTTTGAGTATGATGGAGAAAAGATAACAGACATAACAAAGGTGTTAGTATGTCTTAGTACGCACCATGATAATCCATACCTTACAATAGACCAGAGGGCAAGTATAGAAAAATTGAAAGAGACAGACGAGGATAAATACAAACAGCTAGGCGAAGCAAGATTTATAAGAGGCTCTGGTTGTTACTTTGGAGAGTTTAAACGAGAGATACATGTTATAGAACCTTTTGTTATTCCAGAGCATTGGCATAGATACACAACTAAGTATTATGGACTAGATTTGTTAGCTCAATACTGGATTGCCATTGATACACATGGATATGCTTATGCTTACAAAGAGTTATATGAGAGCGAGTTAATAGTATCAGCAGCAACTAAGAGAATCAAAGAAGTTAATGGAAAAGATATAATCAAAATAAAATATGCTCCACCAGACTTAGAGAATAGACAAAAAGACTCAGGTAAAAGTATATTCGACCTATTTAGGGAAAATGGAGAATATCTCACTAAGTCAGATAATAGACGTGTTGACGGATGGATGGCTGTAAAAGAGTGGTTAAAGATTATTGAAACTATTGATATAGAGACAGGAAATGTAATCAATACAAGCCGTTTAAAGATATTCAACAATTGCACAAATCTTATACGTACATTATCGCAGATTCAGAAGAGTGAATCTGACCCAAATGATTGTGCTGACCAGCCACACGAATTAACCCATGCACCTGATAGTTTAAGGGGATTTTGCATTATGCGACAATCTCCACCAGTAGTTAAAAATAAGTATAATGATGATGACGACGAAGATGATAGACCGCGGAGGCAGAATAAATTTTATTGATGTGATATAATATATATAAGATAGCTTGACGAAGCAAGTGGAGAATTAATTATGTTTATCTTAGCAATTTTGCCTATAATTAGTTTTATAGCTTTTATTATATTTCTTGATATTATTGTTCATTTTATTAATTTATTTTGAGTAGGAGGACACATGCAAAACTTAATAAACCTAATATTTCTAATTGTAGGAGCATTAATATTCTACTGTGGATATAAAGAAGGTATAAAATTATCGAAACCATTTAAAGAGCCTGAGCAAAAGCAAGGTTCTTTTTTTATGCCTCCAATTCCAAAGTTAGAGGATGTATCACAAAAGCAACAAACAAAAGAAGATAACTCAAATAGATTTTATAAGTAGGGGGTGAATAAACGTGTTTAAAAGGCTTAAAGATAAACTATTTTCTGAGCAGAGAGAAGAGGATATACAGAGTATTGATGATTTAGAGAATAGTGACCCTAACACTGATATGGAACGAAGATTAGCTGCTTTGATAAGCAAGGATATTAACAATGCTAAAACTTCCAAGGAAGATTCTACCGACGATTTAGGTTGGAGCATAGAAGAACAGTGGGAAGATGAGTATAAGCTTCTCAAAGGTGGTGGATTGCAGTGGAAGACTAACTTTGCTTATAGAAGTGACAAGGATAGCCAAGTACGTCCTAACAGCGAAGATAACTTTATTCATCCAGCTATATCTATTGCCACAGCTAATATAACTGCAACACCTGTAGAAGTTACCATCAAAGGCAAAAAACAGCATGAGAAACATGCACAGAGCGTGACGCACATAAGCCGATTCAATGATATGCGTAATAATTTTGATTCTATGTTTAAGGACATGGTAAGGGAATTTGTTGCACATGGTCCATTGATAGCAAAAGTAATTTGGGATGGCAAGTGGATGGGTGGCTCTGGCCCCGATAGATGGGTTGGAGATGCCAGAATTGAACATGTGTACAAAGAAGATTGTATCTTTGACCCTGCTATATTAGACCTCAAGAGAGACATGAATAAGAGTAGGTTTGTAGGATTCAAAAGCCGTCAATGCGTCAAGTATGTTCAGGATAGATGGAAAAGGTTTGGCAAGCATATCTCAACAGAAGTTAATGAAGATGAGTTGGTTAATGAGGGTATTGAAAACGATAATGTAACTTTGTACGAAATGTATTACCGAGGATTTCCTGAGTTTATGCCATCTGATAGAGTGAAAGAATTAAGGGAGCGAGCATCTATTCAAGAAGAGCAAGGAGATATTTACAAAGCTAAAGACCTCAATGATATGGCCAATGGAAACCTTGAAGGAGTGCATTTAGCTTATTATTGCAATGACATTCTCCTTGAATACATACCTTATGTTTATGACCATGGAAAATATCCTTGCGTATTTACTACGAGGTATAAGGATACTAAGAATCAATGGGGATATGGCGAAATTAGGAACATTAAGATTCCACAAATTTTACATAACAAAGCTGATGAAATTGAAATAGGTGCTATGGCAAGAGAAGAGCTAGGCGGTTTTTATTATGGTGCTGGTGCTATTGATGAAAAACAACTTGATAAAATATTAGAAGATAGTAGTTTGCCTGGCATGTGGTTTGCTGTTAATGATGTTAATCAACTCAAGGAGCGTACTGGTGCTAAAATTCCTGCATCTGTAACAAACTATAAAGAGCATAAACAGCGTATGGTACAGGATATATCTTCTAATACGGCTATTAACCAAGGCAAGGTTGAGAAGTCTGGGTTACCTTTTAAAGCCATAGCGGAATTAGGCGCCAGAACTGATATAAGAACTAAGCAAGCCGTTGACCTGCTTAAAGATTTTATCATAGAGTTAAACAAACTTAGAATAGAACTGTTTGCTCAATTCTACACCGAAGAACGTTATTATCGTTACACTGGAAGTAACAACGAAGTAATGGAAGGTACTTTTAGAAATGATGAATTGTTCGATGTATGGGCAAGAGAAACTGAAAACAAACCTGTGCTAGATGAAGCAGGAAAGCCACTACTTGATAAAACAGGACAACCACAAATGCAACAAGTTGAGAAGATGGAAAGGTTTGTTCCTGACTTTGATATAGATGTAGCAATCATATCTAAAAAACCTGACGATAGGAATTACTATACATCACTTGCTATGGACTTAAATTCAAAAGGTATGCTCACATTTGAAGACCTATTATATACCCTTGAAGAAGGCAAATTACCAAGCAATGAGGACATAATACAACATGTTCAAGCACAGAATACAGTAACTGCTATGATAGGACAGATTCAGCAATTACCACCTGAGATACAAGACCAGGCTAAGCAAATGATGCAGCAATCTATACAAATGTTGATGCAACAATATGCTCAGCAGGCTATGCAAAATAATATTACTAGAGGGATGCAATATGAATGATAAAGTAAATATTTTAGGAACTGAATATGAAATTATTATTAACAAAGATTCTAAGAATCCTAAGATGGAGGATAGCGCAGGGTACATTGAAGCTTATGCAAAAGAATTAGTAATAAATGATATAGAAGTTGATAACCGAACTTATAAAAATATTGATGAATTTAAAAAGAAAGTATTAAGACATGAAATGATACATGCCTTTTTTCACGAAGCAGGACTTGAGCATTATTATGAAGATGAAAAGCTTGTAGATTGGTTAGCTTTACAAATCCCCAAAATAATAAAAGCTATGAAGGAGGCTGATTGCTTATGAAAGACAAGATGATGATGTCCGAAAAAAATATGATGATAGATCCTATGATGTCAATGTCACCACCTAAAAAATCAACAAAGAAAATGGCATCACCTAAAAAGAAAAAAATATCAAGCAAAAAGAAAAAGTAACTCAAGACACTTCAATAGTAAGTGCCTTTTTTATTACAAAAATTTATTGGAGGAAATTATATGAAAAATTCAAAGCTTAACGGTATGGAGATTCTGCCTATCAATTTGCAACTATTTGCGGATGATGCAGGAGATATCGACGATGGTCAGGATGGAGTCGTGGACTATCCAAATGATGATGTATCAGACGATTCCGAGGGTGAGTATAGCAATGAATTAGATGATACACAAGGTAGTGAAGATGAAGAAGGTAGTAAAGCTCAGGAGGTCGCCGACCCTGATAAATCTAAGCAACCTAAGGAAGAAAATGCACAGTTTCAAAAAATGAGGTTAAGAGCTGAAGAAGAAGCGAGAAAAAAACTTGAAGCAGAAAAAGCAAAGCTTGATGCAGATAGGGCAGAATTAGAAGCCTTTAAACGTCAGAAAGAACAAAGCGAAATTGAACAAAAACACTATAACGAAATAACACCTGATGTGATTCAAGCAGTGGCTACTCAATATGGTGTTACAGAAGATTTTGCAAAAGCTTTTCTAACTGAACAGGCTAAAAATAATGCTAATCAAGAGCTTGCTACTCGTCAACTTAAAATGAGTCAATCTCAAATACAGAAATCTGAATTGAAAGATAAGCCTTATTTTAAAGATTTAGAGCCTGATATTGATAAGTTGATAGTTAGTAATCCAGATGTAGATGTTAAGACAGCTTATAAATATCTGATAGGTGAAAATCTTGAAAGGCTTATGAAACAAACTAAGAGTCAAACAGAAAAACAGACAATAGCTAATATGCAAGATAATGCTAGAAGACGCTCTATTCCTTCTGGTGCTTCTGATGGCTTAGATGTAGGTTCTGTATTATCACAAGATGGAATAGAAATGGCAAATGCTTTTGGAAATGACCCTAAGAAAATAGCACAAAGAGTAAAAGAAACATTAAAAACAACGAAACGGAGATGATTACATGAAAGGTTTTATTTGGTCAGGAAATAAGGCAGGGCATAAAAATCCTAACATAAGAAAAATGTATGTGCCTGATGCCACAGCAATTGAAAAAGGAGAACCTATAATTTACACACAAGGAACTGGTATAGCTGTTATTGCTGCTCCTACAGATTTTGATGATCCTATATATGGGGTGTCAATGGTCGAAAAAGCGGCAAGTGATGGAGTAACAGAGATTGATATTGTAGAAGCTTCACCTTATGATATCTTTAAGTATAAATGTACAAAGGTGTATACTCTTACAGGGGGAAGTACAACAACAGCAGTTGACTCAAGTATTGTTCCTGCTACAGATAACTTCTGGATTGGTGGAGCAATTAAAATTTTAACTTGTGCAGCTGATTCAAGTTTGGTTGGTAGAATCGTTAAAATTTCTGATTCAACCGGAGGTACAGGAACATTGACACTTGCTGAAACATTACCTGCTGCTCTTGCATCTGGTGACACAATTAATTTATGTCCGGGATATATGGCCCATGATTATCTAGGATATGACCTTGATAGCGATTCTATGAATCCAGACTGGGATGCAAATGGAGGAAATGTACTTAGAATTTATGATACTAATCCAGATAACATGGAAGTGAGATTTACCTTTGAAAGACATGCTAATGTAAGTTGATAATTAATATTATCGGCACCGTGAAGGTGCTTTTTTTATACCTAAAAACAAATTAAGGAGTTGATTTTATGCCATTAACAGAACAGCAATTTATTGCACTCGAAGGAAATATAAATGAAGTTTGGGATGCTTATTACAAAATGAAAAAGGACTACATTCCTGAATTTTTTAATGTTGTAAAAAAACAAACCGCTCAATACACTGATATGACAGTTGGAGCAGCTGGAAGAATGTCATCTTGGACAGGTAGTGTTGCATATGACACTTTTGAAAAAGGATATGAAAAGCAATACAAGCCTATTAAGTATAGTACAGGTATTCAGATAGACCGAGACATGTACGAAGATAAAGAATATGAAAGAATCAAAACAAGAGTAAATAACGTTGCTTATGGTGTATTCAAAACATTGCAATATGAAAGTGCTGAGATTTTTAACAAAGCAACATCGACTGATATTTTAGGACCAGATTCACAACCTCTAGGTTCTGCATCACACAAAACTATACCAACAGCAGCAGTCCAAAGTAATCTTGGGACAAACGACCTTACATATACTGGGTTAGAGACAAGCATTCTTGCTATGGAATCATTGCTTGATGATAGAGACGATAAGATGCTTATTCAAGGTGATATGGTTATTGCGGGTCCTGCTCAAAGAGATAATTGCAAAAAGTTATTTGGATCTGATAAAGAAGCATATGTTGGGGATAATCAAAAAAATATCTATAAAGATTTCTCATATATGATTCATCCTCTTATCACAGGAAATAAGTGGTTTCTCGTGAATCGTGACCTTATGAAAGGTGGAGATGGATTAAATTTCTTTATGAGAAGAGATCCAAGAACTCTTGAAAGAGATGGTTCTACTGCTCTTGGAGATTTCAACACAGAAAAGCTTTCGTGGAAAGCTGTGGGTCGTTGGACTAAGGGCTGGACGAATTTCTTTTGGTGCTACGTAAATAGTATATAAAAACTAAATGATAACTAATAAACGAGCCCTGTTGACTCACTATACACAGGGCTTTCAATTTTAAGGAGAGTGAATGATTATGGGAAAACCAAATCAATACGGAAGGAATTTTGGATACAAATATTCTCATTTTGGACAAAATTTATGTGGACATGACGTTAAGGCTTTTGGTGATACAACTGGCAAATGTATGTTTTGGGATGCATCAGCAGATACATTATATGTTGTCGGAACATTATCGCTAGATGGTACATTCAATGCTGATAATATTGCTCTGGCTGACACAGAAACACTAACATTCGGTACAGGTAATGACGTAGTAATTCAGTGGGATGGTACCAATTTAATACTAGATGCAACTGCTGATGATAGCCTAATTGAGATAGGTGATAGTGCAGCGACTCAGAAATCGTTTGATTTGAAATGGTATGGTAACGAAGCAAATGGGGCGAGTTTCTTATATGCAGATGCTTCAGCAAATCTGATATACACAACTGATATAGACTTACAGTTCAAGGATAATGACCTTCTTGTATTTGGTACAGGTGCAGGAGCAACAGGGGATGTAAACATCAAATGGGATGCAACTAATCTTGTTATGGCGGGTACCGCTGCTAATACATCTTGGGTAATAGGTGCTACAGGTAACTATATCAATCCTACCTTAAAAGGTGTTCTTACAGTTGGAGCGGATACGGATGGATTTGATGTAAAGTTTTACGGTGCAACAACTGGCAAATACTTTACATGGGATCAGTCAGAAGACACTGCAATTGTGAGTGGGGTTATACAACTTGGAGCTACTGTTACGGCTGCCTTAGCTATTGGGGGCGGTACATCAGCTACCAAATTAACTACTGCCGTTGCTGATAAAAACTTCGGAGGAATGTTCACAGAATCAACTGCAACAAGTGGAGATTCTAGGGGATTATACTGGAGACATTATCTTGGTGGCACAATAGCAGCTACAGGGTTTGGAGATGCAGTAAGGGCATTCTGTACAGTAACTGGTACAGGATATAGCTATGCATCAGGTTTACATGCTACTATGCAAATTAATGCCGGTGCAACAGTCACTGGTTCTGGTGCAGGAGCTAGAGCAACATTAGCAGCAGCAGCAGAGGCAAGAACATTAGTTGGCTCTTTAGCTGCTCTGCAAGTCGATTCAGATATAGGAGTAGGGAATACAGTACCTGCTAGATGTTCTTTGATTAGACTTGATAAGGCTGGCTCTGTAGATGTCCCATTTGCTTTAGATATAGCAGATGACCAATGTTTACAGGGTGCAGCAGCAGCAGGAGCAGGACTTAACGCGTTAAAGGTAATCCTGCCAGATGGTACTACTGGATATATCAATATAATTGCATTATCGTAATCGTAATTCAAATAATACGGAGAGCTTGTCTCTCCTTCTTTTTATAAAAATACTTGGAGGTATGAGCAATGTCAAGAATAGCAGAATTGATAAATAAATACGAGGATGAGCGTAAGCAAACGATTACTAACATGGAAAACGTAAAAAAAGAGATGGCTAAATTAAATCAAATAGGCATGGAATTAACAGCTAAAGCAAATATGCTAACAGGCAAAATAGAAGGACTTAAGGAGCTTGCGCAATCAGAAAAAAGCGAGGTATCCAAAAATGAAGGTTAATACTTGTCCTAAGTGCGATATTAGAACAACAGAGCAAGAATGTAAATGTGGATATAAGTTTGAGAAAGAAGTTGAGCCAAAAGAAGTACATGATTCACATAAAAAGAAAAGGTGATAATCAATGAAGGAAGTTAGACGAGAATCTTTAGTTGAAACTACAGATATTTTGCTTTTTGATATATTGCAAGAATTGAAACAACTCAATGGGAAGGGTGGTAATGATGAACGGAAGAGTAATTCAACTGGACAAATCGGGAGCAATGACTCCAACAGAATTAACAACAATAACAGCAACAACAACAAGCGCAGCAAAAACAGCAAAAGGACATAATGCAATAATTATATATTTTGGAATAACAGCAGGCTCAGGAGCATGGACAATAAAAATTCAAGGTTCTCATGCTCATAATGGAACATTCAAAGATATGTACGATAGCAATGGAAATCTTATGAGTACAGGAAGTATATCAGCCAATAGAGCACAAATATTTGTAGGTATTCCAGAACATTTTAAAATCGTTGCTACAGAAGATACAAATGGAGCTACAGTAACAATAAACTACGAACTGCTTACAGTATAGGGGTGGTGTAGATGATAACACCATTTTTAAAGGCATTGCCATTAGATATTGTTAAGAATGCAGTTGCAGCTTATTCTCTCCGGAAATTAAAAGCTACAGCAACGAAAGCTATAAGAATAAGACGGTCAAGTGATGATTCAGAATTAGATATAGGATTTGTAGGAATACATTTAGATATAATTTCTTTGTTATCATTTATCGGATCATATAGTGGATATGTTACAACATGGTATGACCAAAGTGGAAATAATAATAATGCAATACAAACTAGTAAAATAGCTCAACCAAGGTTAGTAAATAATGGTGTAATTGATGTAGATATTAATAATAATCCAACATTATACTTTGATGGGACTGACGATTGGTTTGATTGTGGATTTGCTAATTTAAATGCTCCTAATGCATTAACTTTAAACGCTATAGTTAGTGATAGAAATATAGGAGCTGCACAGCACCAAGTTATTTCATGCACAGAAGGTGGAGGATGGTCTTTAGATATTAGTAGTAATCTTGGAGTTAATAAATCTGAATTTGTTGTTTATTATAATGGAGGATATAAAATTATACAAAATACTAGTATTATAAGTAACAATCAAAAAGTAATTCTTACCGGTATATTTAATAGATATACGCAACAAAAATTTAAGCAAGATGGAAACTTAATAGGACATTTTGATACTGGATTCCCTATTGTGGCACCAGGTAATTCTACGGTAATGGCAATTGGATGTAATCCCTCGGGTTCATCTGGATCAAATTATTCACCTTTAAATATAAACGAGATTATTCGATTTAATTCCAATTTATCCGATATTGAAGCGCAAAAATTAGAACATAATCAGGCTAAGCAATACAATTTACCTATTATATAATAAAGATTATGTAATAATATGCTCTAAAAAATATAAAAAGAAAGGTGGTGAATCCGTTATTAATATTTATAAGACTTTATTATAGAGTTTTATAAGTTTTTTGTAACGGGTTAATAATGTCAACTCCAGCAGAATTATTGCCTATATATGGTGCAAATACTCCTTTAACATTAGGCGAACAAACATCTACTCCTACAGCTCCTACCAATGGATATGTTACATTATATCCTAAAAACGATGGCAAGATTTATAAATTGGATAGTGATGAAAATGAAGTAATGATACCTGATAAAACATATATTGATGCACAATTAGCTAATTCAAAGTATATGTGTGTTTATTTTTGTGATACTGAGTATAGACAAAGTATTAGTTATTTTACTAATTTTGCTACATACGCTAAATCTGCAGGATTTAAAGAAATAAATATTCTTATTCATGTGCAAAGTAATGGTACAACGCAAGAAGACTTAGACAAATTTTCTGATTATGACTCTATCGCAACAGAAATCGGAATCCCTATTACTTGCTTAAAGGTTCATGGTACATATAGTTATACCAACTATATGACCAAGACACTACTAGCATTAAGTAAACTTCCTAATGTTAACACTGTGTTTATTTTTAATGAACAGTTCGCTAGTGTTTATGCACATGGATTGACATTTCCGGCACAGATAAAGGCAGCATATCCTAACGTAACGAAGGTAGGGTGTACTGTTGATTATGGAACAGCGTTTAAAGCTTATGTTGCTAGTGCTAGTGATGAAGTATCACAGATACAAACGGTATATAATGTTTTAGGTGTTCATATGTATCCTAGTTGTGGTAGTTTTGTAGAAGCAAAAAGTACAACTTATGAACAGTGTATTAAAGCTTTTAACGAATTTACATTAACTATTCCTTGGACTAATGAGATGTGGCTTACTGAATCGGGTGTGTTACCTTATTGGCAATTTTTAGAACTACCAGAATCTTATAGTGTAATACCTTTAACTGATACCACAAGAACATCTGAACCACAAAAACTATTTTATAGAGCATTGGCAAACTCTAATATAGCCAAAGAAGCTACTAAAGTTATTCCATGGTATACAGAATCATGGTTATATACAGAAACTTTAGATATGTGGGATGTTATTAAAAACATAATACAAAAATAAATAAAGGAGTTAGGTTTATGAGTAGTATTAAAATGTGTAAACAAAATTTGCCTTCCGGTGCAATTCGTTTGTGTAGAATACAATATACAAGTGCGTTAAGAAATCAAAACTTATATTACTCACATAAGTATAGAATTAGATTAACAAGAGAATATATTTATACACCGGGTGGTTATACTGATTCATATATGGACTTGTATATAAGTACAAATGGGCTTGTAGCAGAAGTTACCGATAATTCATTTTATGTTGTTGATAGTGGTACTTATTTAGACATACTTGCAAATATCGACCAAAGTTATTATCGAGTTACATGTGAGGTTGATTGTAAAGAAGTTGGAAGTGTAACTTTAAAATTAGATGTTAGTACATTCGTAGGAGCAACTAGACTTTTAATTCCTGATGGCACTCTTACTTCAATGTACAATAAAATAGCAGGGAAAAATTATTCTTTATATATGGATTATTCACAATCTAAAGTTATTAAACTCAATAATCATGATACATTTATACTTAGTATTAATGGTGATAGTGCAGTCATTGTAGGTAATGCTATTGGGTTCGCACCTACTAACTGGACTTTAACAAAAGGTTCAGATATTACAATAGGTGGCACAGTAGTTGGAAGTAATTATACAGTTGCTACATCTGGTATTTTTAGAGGTACATTGTTATTTATATGATGAGTTTGAAACTTTCATAAAAAACATGAAAGGAGCGATTAAATGGCTACTGTACAAGAAATTATTAATTTTGCTGATAGGAAATTTCCAAATTCTGAAACAACCGCAAATAAAATAATTGATTTGAATGACATATATTTAGACTTATATATAATGATAAATAAATTGAAAAATGAACTAGAACCATATCCTTTTATTACTCTATCAAATCAATCAAAATATCCTATGCCATCAAATTGTAGAATAGAAAATATAGAAAAAATTGTAGTATCTACAGATGTTTATGGTACAACTTTCAATTCATTTGATTATGCAGGATTAGAAGATAATATATCATCAGGCAGGTATTATGGACGCGCTACAGAAGGCACGTTCTTTTTATTTGAAGATGGATTACCTTTACAGACAACAGGACTTATTGGACAAATTTATTATTATAAGCGTCCTACGTTGTTAAGTTCATTAAGTTTAAGTACTATTCCAGAATTAGATGTTGATTACCATGACTTATTGAAGTTTGGATTAATTCAATCTTTGGCAGCACAAGGACATAATCCTGATACTGAAATAGCTGATTATTGGCAAAAGAAATATGATGAAAAGTTAAAAAAGGTTATGGATGATTTATCAGAAAGATACAATGTAGCTCCTACAAGAAAGACTCAAGCAAAGGAGAGAATGTGATGGGAGTATATTTTGGCAAGAAACTTAATTATCAAGTGGAAACTAATCCACCAATAACATTGGGTGATGGAGAAAATACTTTTCTATCACCCTTTAATATTAAGAGAAGTGAATCGTCTTATAGCCGTAATCTATCAAGCATAAATTATCCTTCTTTATCTGTGAGAAAAGGTAGGCAACATTTAGCCACAGCCATTACTACACCCAATGGCATGGGTTCATATCAAGGACAATATTTGCATGTATTAGACGGTACAACTTGGAAGCGTTGGGATGGGTCAGTATGGCAAACTGTCGGAAGTAGTTTGGCAAATGCCAAGGCAAATTTTGTAGAATTTAACACAGAATTAGCAAAATATATCATAATAGTTGATGGGACAAATGTTAAGTCCTGGGATGGCTCAACCTTAGCTGCAATTGCAGCAGCACCAGCAACAAGATTTTATACTGTGGATGATTATAGACTATATGCCTTAATTGGCAATGTGTTGAAATGTTCCGCAGAAGGAAGTATCACGGATTGGACTACTGCTGATGATGCCGACAGTATAACATTAACAGGGGCAAGGGGAACAGCAATAGGCATTGCAAGTTATAATGATACTATAATATGTTTCTTTGAACAGTCTATGCATGTCTTATATGGCAATGACCCTTACGATTTTTACTTGAATGACCCTATGGAATATGGTTGTATTTCTGATAGAACTATATTGGAGCATAATGGGAAATTATATTTTCTTAACTATGATGCTTTATACGTTTATACCGGAGGACGTCCTAGAAGAATAAGTGATAAGGTTAAAACTTATATTGATGGTATTAATAGTACATATAGAAACCTCTGTGCTATGGGCAAACATGGCAAATATATTTATCTATCAATTCCTTATGGTTCGGCTACTACAAATAACCTAACTCTCGAATATGATACCGAATTGGATACATGGTATCCACATACCGGAGGATTTGTTTCGTTTGTTAATATTGGATCAAGTCTATGTGGAATAGATTCAACTGGACAAACTTGGACTATTAACTCAGGAACTGATGATAATGGTACTACTATATCATGGTCATTTATTACTGGTGTAATTAATCATGGCACAATATCTAAGAAAAAAGTTTTATCTGATGCATGGATAAGTTTAGACCTTCCTATTGGGAGTACCTTAATATTATCGTATAGTACCACTGTAGATGGAAATGATTTTGTTACCCTTAAAACTTTTACTGCAAGTGCAACGGAACAAGTTACGAGAATTCAAATACCTACAACAGCCTTACAAAATATTGATTGGTACAGATTAAAATTTGAAGGTACTGGACCATGTACCATATATGGCTTAGAAGAAACTGTAAGGATTAAATCGAGGTGAAAATATGTCTACATTCAGATTCACCAAAGCGGATACAATAGAGGATACAGTCGATGAACTTATAAAACAAATTGAATGGATGATGGGTAAACTTGATTCTAAAAATGTTAAACGATTAGATACAAATGAAACTGTAATAAAAAGTAAAAGTGGTAAAACTTATATCCATGGACCTATCTTGGAAATGGATGATACAACTAGAAGACGATTAAACATGGGACTAAATGAATCAACAAATGATTTTCTATTTGAACTTTATAATGAAGCAGGAGCTAAAACGGTAAGTATTGATTCTGATGGCAAAGGTGTATTCAATCAGGTTACGCTTAGGAATGACCTTGTAGGTTCTGCTTATGTACAGATTAATACTTCTGGATTAGTAGCTTATAATGGTACTGTAAAGACTGTAGAAGTAAATTCCAATGGCAATGCTACGTTTAAGCAAGTTACACTTAGAAATGATTTAACAGGATCTAATTATATCAACATTGATACTTCTGGTATATATGCTTGGGATAATGCATTGATGCTTAAAACTTTTGAAATTGATTCTAGTGGTAAGGCTTACTTCCGTGGGGATATTACTTCTGATGCTACTATTACAGGAGCTGCAATAAATGGAGCAACTATTACAGGAGGTACTATTAGAACGGCTGCATCTGGAGCTAGATTAGAATTAACTAGCGGAATTTTTAAAGGATATAATTCTAGTAATCAATTGCATGGGATATATGTTGATCCTACAAGCTATGTGGATTTTATTCTTTATAAAAATGGAAGTGAATTTTTTAAGATTTATGATAATGTTAGTGACCTTGATATAAAAGCTTTTGGAGATTTAATATTAACTTATGCAGATGCTGTTGGTCGAACTTATCCGAAAGGTACTTGGGATTTTTCAGCTTCATCAGTTTCTGGATTAACAACTGATACTTACCCAAATCATAATCATGGTATACCTGACGGAACAGTTTTAGCAGTAGATGGCGGTGGCACTGTAACATGGGCAGAATCAGGTTCACATGCGCATAATGTGGGATAGGAGAATTTATATGAATATTGAAAAGGAAATCAAGCAACCAATGAAAGAACAGAGGTTACAGCAATATAAGAAAAGATATTTTGAATTAGAGCTTGATAGAATTGCACTTCTTGCAAATGAGGATAAAGAAGGAGCAACGGAAGTCGAAAAAAGAATGCAGAGTGTTCAATCTGCATATGAAGCAGTAGAAGCAATAGTAATAGAATAAGGAGTGTGGTATATTATGGCATATACTATTGATGATTACCTAAAGACAAATAGAGCATTTCAAAAAAGTTATGATCCGAATACTAATATGGCAACTTTGACAAATACTAATACAGGAAAAACATTATCATTTTTATCTGGTCAAGGTCAAGAATATGGACTAGGTGGTATACAGAACGGTTCTAATGTAATATCGAATTTAAAGAAATTGCAGGATTATTTTAATACCCCTGTTAAGACTGAAAATACAACACCTACTGTACCTACTTTAAACACTGTAACTAATACTGTTAATGCTCAAAATAATAATCAGTCTAATAACTATGCTTCACAGTATGATCCTAAGACTTTGGCTCTTTTAACAAAAATGCAGGATAGACAATATACTTCTCCTTATGCTCAAAATATCACTGATGCTTTGGCTAAGATACAGAACTATCAGAATTTTAATTATAATCCTACTACTGACCAAGGGTTACAAACAGCACAAGATGAAGCACAGTCGGCTACAAGTAGAGCAGCAGCAAGGAGAGGCATGTTATATTCTGATAGTAATAAATCTCAAATGGGTAAGTCTGCTCTTACATTAGTTCCACAATTTAGGAATCAGGCTTATCAAGAGTATTCTAATGACAGGGCAAATGCTTATAATCAATTGCAAGCATTACAAAACCTTGAAAATGTAGCATATCAAAAATATCAAGGTGAAGGTACTGACTTGTATAATCAGGCTAATATGCTTGGTAATATGGCTAATACTGATTACAATAGGTATAACACTGATAGAACATATAACGAAGGTGTAAGAGAGTTTAATGTTGGCCAAGGCAATACTGACCGACAGTTCCAATACAATGTCAATAAGGATTTAGGATATGTCAATCCCACAGCATATGTGAATGTTCCTGATGAAGTAAGACAACAGTTATCTCAATATTCAGGTAACTATGCTCAAGCTGCAAAAGATTTAGTTGCACAAGGACAAACTGGCTTAGCTAATTATGCTAAAGTTTTGAGTAATGAAAAGATGTTCGCTGATCCTAATTTGTTAAAACAATATGGTTCACAATATCAAACGTTAGATAATCAACAGGTACAATCAGCATTACAAACACAAGCTATTCAAAGGGCAGGAGCTTTGATAGACAATTCCATGAAGCAAATACAATTAGATGCTTTACCAGAACAAACACAGTATGGACTACAACTATTAAAGTATCAAGTGCAAGCTGGTGAACTTGATAATGCAACTAAAACAATTCAAAATCTATATCTGCCAGAGCAACTTAAGACACAAATAGCACAAGGCTTGCAATCAATTGAGGCTTCAAAGGCTAATGTTTCACAAGGATGGGCTAGCGTTAATAATGCAGCAGGAAACTTAGCATTAAATCAAGCTGAATTCCAAGCTAAAAAGAATGCAGGAGCTTATGATCCAGAAATGTATAACTTGGATAAACAAATAAAGAAAGATACTTTAGAATCAAATAAGTTAGATAAAACTATCCAAAGATTAGATAGCTTATTTGTTGCAAAAGTATTTGATAGTAAAGGAAATGAAGTACCCAAAGTAGTAGGAGATCCAACACAAATGAGAACAAATATATTAAATCTAAAATTACCAGACAATGAAACTGATTATCTATTATCAAGATATGGCTTACCAACTAAATAGGCGGTGATTGAATGAGTAAATATGATGAAGAGAGAAAGGCTTTAGGATTGAAACCTATAAACAGTTCAACATCATTAACACAATCAACTAATACAAAAAGTAAATATGATGATGAACGAAATGGATTAGTTCAGACTCCTATGCAAGAAACGTTACTACCAACGACACAACCAATAATACAACCAACACAGCAATCAAATAATGCACCTGACAACAAATTGTTAAATGCAATAAATTGGGCTGATAATAAATTAAAATGGTTCAACAATTCTGCTCCTGCTCAATTTCTACAAGCTACTAATACAGCATTTACAAACGCAACAGGAATAGGATTACTAAATAAAGTTTTAAATCCAGAAGACTATCAGAAAAATCAACAACAATTAGAACAACATCCAGTAGCCAATTTGATAGGGAGTGGCATAGGTTATATCGCTCCTTTTAGTGCTGCTAGTAAGGTAGTTAGTAAAATACCTGCATTATCAACACCCGCTGCAACTACACTTGGTAGAATAGGTCAAGGTGCATTAAGGACAGGATTAGAAGGAACATTAGTTGGTGGAGTACAAAATTCTATTAAAGGTGGAATTGATTATGCCCAAGGTAATGGTAATGCTTCTGATATTGCTAAAAGAGAATTATTAAATACTGGTGAGTTTGGATTAGGCTCTGCTATTTTTGGAGGTTTGGGGACTGTTTTAGGTGAAGGCATTACTGGGTTTAATAAAAATTTAACTAACAAAGGCTTTGAAAATGAATTTAATAATATATTTAGTGGTTATAAACCAAGTATAGAACCATTTAATCCAACAAAATTACCTAAAATTACTGATATAAAAAAAGTTGATGGTACTTTTAGATTAAAACCAATAACAAAAGAAGTTCCAATAAAATCAAATGGATACTTTCCTTATCCTCAGGATATAAACAATAAAACATGGTATCATGGTACTGGGACAGAAAATTTAACACCCGATAAATTAAGCCCAAATGCAACCAAAATAGAAGGATTATTTGGACATGGAATATATTTAACTGATACTCCAGAAATAGCAAAAGGATACGCTATGGCAAGAGGTAAGAACACAAATACTCCTAGTATTTATGAATCAAATGTAAAAGTAAATAAAGTATTAGACTTAGAAAAACAAATGCCAAAAGATGCTTTTGATACATTTGATGAATTAGCAAAAGGGTTAGATAATTATTATGGTTACAATTTATCAGATGAATTAAATAACTTGAATTCAAAAGGTGCTACTGGGGACGAAATATACAGAAGTTTTGCCGATGGTATTAGTGAAATATCACATCAAGAAATGGTTCCAAAGTCTGAATTTGTTGAATTATTTCAAGAGTTGTCTAGTAATTTAAAAGGTAAAGGTTATGATGCATATACACATATTGGAGGAAAAAGGACAGGAAAAGAACCACATCAAGTATTAATAATGTTAGATCCAAATGGTGAATTTTCTTCAAATGACCAAATAGGACAAATTACTAAGTTTAATAAATTATCCGATATAAATGAAATGCCAAAACAATTATCAATACATCAACCTTCATTATCAGAATTTAGACCCCGAAATATATTACCAAAAAATAATAATATTTCTATAACACAACAAAGTAATATACCATTAGAAACTAATCTACCACCTAACACCGAAAGCAGAATAGTTTCAAGCCAGAGTAATACTAAGCCTTCATTGTTACAAAGAACTAAAGATAAATGGAATGATTTATATACAAACTGGGTTGATAGTCAAAACCCATTAAAACAGTTTAGCAATACTGCAAAGAATGGCACAGCTTATAAAACCGCAATTAATTCTAAGAAGGTTAATTCTACAGTAGACTATATTTTTAATAAAGGCTTAGTTGATAAAGAAGGGAACAAGATAGGTGAATCATTGAAAGATATTGTTCAAAGTGTGTCTAAAGATGAAGAAATACCTTTTATGAATTATCTTTTGCATAAACATAACATTAACAGAGTAGCAGAAAACAAACCTATATTTTCGGATTATTCTCCACAGGATTCAGCATCAGAAGTATTAAGGTATGAACAGCTTTATCCAGAATTTAAACAGACAGGAGATAGGTTAAGAACATTCCTTGATAATTTTAGCGAAAAGTGGATGAAGGATACAGGACTAACCACAGATACTATTATGAATGATTTGAAATCAAAGTATCCTAACTATATTCCTACTCAAAGAGAATATAGCGAACTAGAAAAAGGATTCTCTGGAGGTGCCAAGAGTGGATATGTTGACCAACCAAGTGGAATTAAAAAAGCCACTGGCTCAGATAGGAATGTATTAAATCCACTTGAAAATATAATGAACCTTGTAAATAGGACTGTAAGGACTGCAAGGAGAAATGAAGTAGGTCAAGAAATAGTTAATGCTATATCGCAGAATCCACAGGCTTTAAGTAAGTATGCTGAAATATTGCCGTCAAATTATCAAGGGAGATTAGACTTAGATAATATTGTTACTGTAAGAATAAATGGTGATCCTATTCATTTGAAAATTAATGATAAGAGATTTTTAGATACCATTAAAGACGCTGCAAACAATACGGATATTAATGGAGTTATGCCTAAAATAAACAATTTATTTAAAGGACTTATAACTCAATACAATCCTGTATTTGCTTTAAGGAATATCGCAAGGGATTTGCCTACATCTTATATTTATGGTTCTGAAAGAAATCCTGTTAAATTTGGGAAAGATTTATTGACGGCAGGAAAGGAAATGCTTAAACACGAAAAACAATACGAACAATACCAGGCATTAGGTGGTGGAAGTTCAAACTTTTTTTTTCCTAGCAATGTAACTATAGCAAAAGAAAATTTGGTAAACTTAAAAACTCCATTAAGAAAAAAATTGTTAAATGGTATAGAGGCATTTAATAATTTTACTGAAACAGTTCCTAGGCTTGCAGAATTTCAGCGTACACTTAAAAAAGGTGGTACTCCTCAGGAGGCTTTATATAATGCAGGAGAAACAACAATAAACTTTTCTAGGGGTGGAAATGAAGCTAAAAATTTGGATAAAAAATTGGTACCATACCTAAACGCAAGTATACAAGGATTAGATAGACTTGCCAGAGGAGTAAAATCTAATCCTATTGGCATGATAGGAAAAGGATTAACAGCAATAACAGCACCTACAGTAATTCAAGAGGCATGGAATAAGTCAGTTGACCCGGAAGGTTATAGAGCCTTGGACAATAGAACTAAAGATGCTTACTTTGTATTTGCTCAAGGTGATGGTAAATTTATTAAGATTCCAAAATCAAGAGAATTAGCAGTTTTATTTAGTTCATTATTCCAAAGGCTCTATAGAAAAAATCAAGGTGATGAAAACGCATTTAAAGGATTTGGAACTACAGTTGCTACAAACTTTTCCCCAACAAATCCATTTGAAAGTAATATTGTGAGTCCTGCATTGAGTCTCAAATATAACAAAGATTTTGCCAATAGAGATATTGTTCCTCAGTATATGAAGAATTTATCTCCAGAGTTGCAGTATGATGAAAAGACTTCTGAATTAGCTAAAAAGATTGGTGAAGTTGCAAAGTTATCCCCTAAAGAAATTGATTATATTATTAAATCGTATACCGGTGTTATTGGTCAAATGGGATTACCTGCATTAACAAAGGGAGGTAGTAATCTAAAACCTTTAACAAGTCA